CGGCAAATGGCTTTGGCTTGCCAATCAAAAGCCACGGTAACTTTTTCGTGTGTCCCGTCTCGCAAAACAATTGTGATTTCGTACATGGTGTCTTTCGTTGTGGGCTTGCACCTTGCTGCCCTGCCTTGAATTCTAGTGTTGTCCACAAAAAATAATGCTAGGGTAAACCCTATGTTTTGACAATAAAAACCCTAATGGTTTTTCATACAGTACTATTCGCGTATGCCCTCTATCCCCTTAGATCAGTGTGCCCACTATCACTGCAAAGCCCTAAGCATCAAGGGCAGCGTTTACTGTACAGATCACGCACCTATACAAAAGACAAGCAAGACAAGGGAAGCGTTCAACGCACCCTATAAAAGCAAAGCATGGGCAGCGATACGGGCGCGGCAGCTATCACGCGAACCATTGTGCGCAGCTTGCAAGCTGGAGGGGCGCATCAATCAGGCTAGCCATATTGATCACGTGTTCCCGTGGGCAGCTATCGGGGATCACGCCTTTACCCGTAATTTATTCCAATCACTTTGCCCTGAGTGTCATGGCATCAAGTCAGGGTTAGAAAAACGCGGCGTTTTCAGGCATTACACCGATAAGGCGCGGGACTTCACGGCGCAGGACTACGCATACACCATGACGCAAGCGTAACCCGTGCCGACTGCCTTGCGCCGATAGCTAATCTGTATGCAAGACCGATGGCCGGTAATGCCTGGGTTCGCACAATACAAACAAAGCAAAGCAAAGCGCATACGGCGGCACTACACATGTGACGATTTGAAACTAAAAGTACCACGTTTTGCGTAGGAGCAGGCGCGGGGCCATGTGCGTAGGAATACAAAGTCAGAAGGGGGTGTAAGAACTTGGTATTTCTGGTATATTTAGTATGAGAGGTAAATATGAAGCCAAATCTTACGCAAAGCAGGTTGCAGCAATTGTTGGACTATTGTGCTGACACTGGATTGTTTAAATGGAAGATTGCAAACAGCAGAAGGGTTCGCGTTGGTGACGTTGCTGGTTCGCCTTCAACCAAAGGTTATGTTTTGATTGGCGTTGATGGTTCCATTTATAGAGGCCATAGGCTTGCGTGGCTATATGTTTATGGAGAATGGCCCAAACATTACATTGACCATATTAATGGAATTGTCACAGACAACCGTATTCAAAATTTGCGTGATGTCAGCATTATGATTAACAGTGAAAATCAAAAATACGCGCCAAGTCACAACAGATCTTGCGGTGTTTTGGGTGTCTCAAGGGAAAAGAACCATAAAAGATGGAGGGCTGTTATTGGTTCAAAAGGGAAGCAAATTCATATTGGATACTTTGACACAATTGAAGAAGCTCATGAAGCCTATATTTCCGCAAAAAGGGAATTGCATATAGGATGTACTATCTAACAAGAGGAATGTATGACAAAAAAAGCTAGGCATATTCTTAACTACTTAAACGATCCTTCCACTTGGGACAGGGCAGCGTTTGAAACTGCTATTCGCGCAGAAGTTGAAGCCTCAACAGGCACACTCACGGCATCAGATGAGTTGCTAGTTGGTGCGCTGGTCATCACTGTTGACAGTATGCTGACAGCAGAAATCAACATTCGTGAGCAAGGCCACACGTTTACTTACAACTCAGGAGATGCTACTAGCCCGTGGTACAAGATTCGCACTGAGATGGCTGACAAGGCTATCAAGATGCTGGCTGAACTAGGTCTTGTGGCCCGTGGTCGTCCAAAGTTGAAGGCAAAAGTCAGTGATGTAGATGAACTGTTTGCTACGGCTTAAAAGACATGAACAAGACAATAATAGGGAACGCCACCCTGTACCTTGGCGATTGCATGGATGTGCTACCCACTCTGCCAAAGGTGGATGCGGTGATTACTGACCCGCCTTATGGAATTGGAAAAATAAACCAAGGCGGCGGTCGTCCAGAGCATTTTAAAGACACCTTGACATGGGATTTGGGGCCATTGTCAGGCAGCTTACTACATCTTGTTTTAACAAAATCTGACAAAACAATTTTATGGGGTGGAAATTATTTTGATTTGCCGCCAAGTCGTTGCTGGCTTGCATGGACAAAGCCTGACGCAGTACCAAGCATGGCAAATGTAGAGCTTGCATGGACAAATATGAACCAAAACGCAAAGCACATTATTTGTTCAATTGCACAAACAAATGCCGAGCGTGTTCCCCACCCTACACAAAAACCTTTAAAGGTAATGCTTTTTACAATCGAACAAGCTGGCAACCCCGAAACAATCCTAGATCCTTTTATGGGAAGCGGCACAACAGGCGTTGCTGCTGTCCAAATGGGGCGTAAGTTTATTGGAATTGAGCGTGAACCCAAATATTTTGAGATTGCTTGTAAGCGCATAGAAGACGCACAGCGCACCTTTGATATGTTTGGGTTTAATGGCACTTGTGCTGCTGACTTGCCAAAACAGGAGGCGATGTTTTGAGCTATTCGCCACTGCTTAACCCTGCGTTTGAGTATGCGGTAGCGGTGACTCGGGGTGACATTCAGGCGTGTGAGGATGTCAAACTAGCTTGCCAACGGTTCTTGGATATGGTCGAACGTAAGGATGCTCCTTACGAGTTTGTACCTGCCAAGGCTGAACACATCCTCAAATTTGTCAAGTTCTGCCGCCATGTCAAAGGCCCGGATGCAGGGAAACCTATTGAGCTACAGCCTTTTCAGGTTATGTACTTGGCAGCTATCTACGGGTTCAGGGACAGGAAAGACCATACCTATAGATATGTCACTGATGTCATTTTGTTCGTGCCTCGCAAATCTGGCAAGACAACCATTGCGTCCATCATTGCGCTGTATGAGTTGCAGTTTGGTGATGCTGGTGCTGAAGTGTTTACTTTGGCTACCAACCGGGATCAGGCGAGTATTTGCTTTGATTCGTCTAAGGCTATCGTAGAAAACATGAAGCCTGAGTTGGGGGCCAAGTTTATTGCTTACCGTAGTGAATTGAAGAAGGCTGGCGACTCGACATCTACCTACCGTGCGCTGTCACGGGAAAACCGTAAGACTGGTGACGGTAAGAACCCATCTTGCGCCATGATTGATGAGGCTGCTCAGATCACTGAAAGACAGTCAATTGAGGTGTTGCATTCGGGTATGGGCGCTCGAAAGAACCCGCTGCGTATGTACCTGACAACTGCCAGCTTCACTAAGGAAACCAAGTTCTTTGAAGACCTTTCCCACTTTCGTACTGTCCTGCGTGGCGCTTCTGCTGATAGCTTTCGCTGGTTTGGTCTACTGTATAGCATTGATCCCGGAGATAATTGGGCTGACCCTGCGGTATGGGGCAAAGCGAACCCGATGCTTGGGGTATCAGTCACGACTCAGCACATTCAGCAGATGGCTGAAGAAGCGTCTGCCAAGCCAGCAAGCCTAAACGAGTTTCTGTGTAAGCAGTTGAACATTTATGTGTCGGCCAACACTGCTTGGGTTGACCGTAGGTATTGGGATGAATCAATCAAGCCATTCCCGACTGACAAACCAGAATCAACATTTGTTGCGTTTGACTTGGCGCACACCCGAGATTTAAACGCTGTCTGTACTTTGCACAGGTACAGCGATGAAAACTTCTATGCCAAGTTCCAATTCTTCCTGCCAGAAGAAAGCATTGAGCTAATCCCGAACCACTACAAAAGCATTTTCTCTCAGGCTCACTCAACTGGCATATTGAGGCTCACGCCGGGTAACGTGACTGACCTAAATGAGATACAGGAGTACATCAAGCAGGAATGCGAAAAGCACAACGTCAAAGAGATTGCGTATGACCCATACAACGCCGCTGCTTTGGTTGCTAACCTGTACGCTGATGGTTTGCCTGTAAAGAAGGTTGGTCAGGGCATGGCAATGCTGTCAAACCCGTCCAAGACTACTGAGCAACTGATTTTGAAGAAAGCTATCCACCACGATGGCAACCCGTTTGTTGGTTGGCAGCTAGGAAACTGCGAGGTTTACACTGATGTAAACGGTAACGTGAAGGTCAGGAAGAACGAAGCAGACCCATCAGCCAAGGTAGACGGAATTATTGCCATGATTATGGCTTTACATTGCCATTTGGATAACGTATTTGTCAGTGAATCATTTGGCTTTAGATCGTTAGAATGGTAAAGTGTAGGAAATTGAGGGGAAATCATGGCAATTTTTGACATTTTCAAGCGCAAAAACACTCAGTCTGAAGCCAATACATTGTTTGGTCAAACAGCCCTTGGCAACAACATTGTTTATCAGGGCAGTGACAAACGTGGTGGTGTTAACACCCAAATCCTCTATGTGACCACTGCCAGCACAACTACTGCTGGTAGGCCCGTAGATATGTCTGTGCTGACCAGAAACAGCACAATCATGTCTTGTGTGGGGGTAAAAGCTCGTGCTTTGGCGCAGTTGCCAATCAAGATTTGCTGCGAGATGGCTGACGGTAAAACCGTTGATGCAATAAAAGGCGAAGGTGTTGGCAACCGAGATAAAGCCAAAGCCAAACAGGTTTATAAGCTTTTATCCAATCCCAATAACTTCCAGAGCAAGTATGAGTTCTGGTATCAGTGGCTGATGTGGTACGAACTGTCTGGTGAAGCCTTTACCTTGTGGTGGAGGAAGGACCAGAACAGTTCCACTGAGACTCCATTGGAAATGTATGTGTTGGATTCAACGCTAATTGCCGTGACCATCACGCCTACACGTTATCCAACATTCCGACTGTCCACTCCTAGCTATGGTTTTAACAAAGACCATGACTTTAAGTATTTCCAAGTGATGCACACAAAGGAAATGGCGTGGCAAGGTTCTGCTGGCTTTAACAAAGCGATTTTGGCGACTGAATTGGTTGGTCTGGACCAAGACATTGACCTGTACGCTAACTTTGTCATGCAGAACGGTGCAAAGCCATCTGGCATGTTTGTAACCGATCAGGTTATTCCTGATGGCAAGTACAAAGAGATTGCAGCCCGTCTGAAAGAGGCGTGGAACAACATGACAGGCAGCAAGACCAGTGACCCAAGCAAGCCGGGTCAGGGTATGTTGCTGGATCAAGGCATGAAGTATCAGAAGCTTGAGATGCTGACCCTGCAAGACACTGACGCTGCTGCTTTGAAGGCTCAGACAATGCGCCGCATCTGTGGTTTGTTTGGTGTACCGCCTTCTATGGTTGGTATTTCTGACAGCAAATTTAACAACACTCAAACTCAGTTGGACGAGTTTTATAAGTCAACGATGTACCCGACAATTGTTAACATTCAACAGAAGTTGACGCAACATTTGTTTGATGGCTACCCAAGTCTTTGCGTGGAATTTGACACCAAGGACTTCCTAAAGGGTGCGCCTTTGGATCAGATGAACTTTGCCACTGCTGGCGTGAAGGGTGGAATTATGACCCCTAACGAAGCCCGTAACTACATGAATCTGCCCTCTATGGAGGGTGGAGATGAACTGGTAAAGGATGCAAAAGACGCTGAACCTATACCCGGCTCAAGCAGCCAAGATACTGGTGGTGGCGGTGGCAATCAGACCAAGAAAATGAACATTGGCACAACTTGATATATTATGCGTACTGATACACAATATCTGGTAGCATTAGCCAAACAGGTCAAACGACCTACAAAACAGTTGCCTGTACTTCTAGGGCAACCCCCTAAAATACAGGACAATAACCAATCAATTGCTTTAGGGGCAATCAATGAAGACATTGAATCTTATCTGCGAAGCCAAGCTGAATCTCAACGAAAAAGCCGACAACGGCGAAGCGTCTGGACAGATTGAGGCTCGTATTACGACTTGGGGCGCACGAGAAGGCGCTGATGGTCGTAAGTTCTTTTATAAGCCAGAAGGCTTTATGCAATGGGCCAAAGAGTTTGCTCAAATGGGCCGACCATTGCCTATGTACGTGAACCACAATGCTGATGCCATTCCTGTTGGCGAGTGGACAAGCATTGAAATGGATGACGAGGGCATGAACGCTACTGGTCGACTGTATCTGAACACCACAACTGGCTCTGACTTGTACCAAGTCATGAAAGAATCGCCCAATATGTTTGGCGGTGTTTCTGTTGGCGCTTACGCTGAAGAATATCAAATGGTCAATGCTGATGGCGAGGCAATGACGATGGGTTCTAGTGATTCATATGACGAAGGCTATTTCCAGATTACCAAAGGTGGTCTGCGTGAGACTAGCGTTGTCATGCACCCCAATAACATGAAAGCAGAAATCAAAAAGCTGGAATATTTCCGACCTGATGGTTCTGCTGATTTAAAAGTATTGGAAGAAGCCCTGCGGGATGCAGGTCTGTCCAAGCAGATGTCGGTTGCCGCCGCATCTGTGTTCAAGACGGTAATTGAACAGCGTGATGTTGTTAAAAAGCCTATTGAAAATGCGCCAACTCAGAGTGATTCTGATGCGGAGGCAACCGAAGCTGAAATTCTCGCTGCTCTGGAGCAACGTGAACTTCTCAAACTCCTTGATAAACGTCTTAAAGGTTAAATCATGTCTCAAGTTATCCTCGAAAAATTGGACGCCATCGAAGCTAAACAAGCTGAAAGCATCGTGGCTGTAGAAGCCAAAATCCCTGCTGCTGTTGAGGCTGTCAAAGCTGAATTTAGCGAAATGGTGTCTGCTCTGGAAGCCAAAGTTGCTTCTATCAACATGCCTGAGTTCATTCGCACTCCTGCCAAGACTGTTCGCCAAGATGTGAACCGTTCTGTTAAAGAGCAATTGGCTACCTTTTACAAAGGCAACAACCGTCTGGAAAAAGAACTGCAAATCTTTGCAGACGAAGCCCAAATGGATGCGTACCTGAAAGAAGCCTCTGCTTTGACCGCTGGCGGTGATGGCAAAGGTGGTCGTACTGGCTACGATCCAGTGTTTGCTGCTTTGCGTTTGGCTAACCCTATGCGTGGTCTGTCGCGCACTGTGGCTACCGATGGTTCTAGCTATCAGTTCCGTGTCAAAACTGGCAACGCTGGTGTGGCTTGGGGCTATGCAATTCAGAACAACGGTGCAACCACTACTGAAGACACAAGCATCTGGCAATTGGTTCTGCAAGACCTGAACGTTCAGTTCCCAATCCGTACTGCTGCTTTGGATGACATTGACGGTCTGGAAGCCAACGTGGTTGACGACATGCTGGCTGAGTTCGCTCAAGCCGAAGCCCTGTCGATGATCCAGAACAACGATCAAGCTGCTCAAGGCGCTGGCAACCCCTACGGTGGTACTAACGGTCTGCGTGGTCTGGATCAGTACGCTGGTGCTGCTGCTACCTACGCTGGTGGTACTTCTACCGCTGCTGCTTTCGGCACTTCTGGCACTGGCTCTACAAGCGGTCTGCATTCGCTGGCTACTTACGACCAGATCACCACCAACGCCAACACTGTGGGTGCTAACAACATCCAGTACAAAGACGTTATCAACACGATCTACGCTTTGCCACAACAGTATTGGACTCCTAACACCAAGTTTATGGTCAGCCCAATCTTGGCTCAAGCAATCCGTGGTCTGCAAGACACTAATGGCCGTCCAATCTTCAACTCTACTGAGTCGTTGAACCCTGATGGCATCATTGGTCAAATGCTCGGCTTTGATGTGGTGATGAACCGTTACTTGGACAATCCTAGCCAAGCTACAACTGGTACTGCTGGCACAACTAGCCTGTACCCAATGTACTTTGGTGACTGGACACGGGCACATTCAATCATAGACAGATTGAACATGGTTATGCGCCGCTACGACCAGACATTGCCCGGTTTCATCACCTTCTTTGGTGAGAAGCGTTTGGCAACTTCTGTGCGCGATCCTAACGCTCTGGTGCGTTATCGCTCGACAGGTACAGCTACCTGATAAATCGGAGGGGCGTAAATGCCCCTCCTTTTTGTGCCCATAATTTAGGAACTGTTATGACCATTACCGAACGCATCCTGTCTGGAATTAAGCAAACTTTGGAAACTGGCGATCAAGTCAAAATCGACTTGCGCGAGGCATCTGCTATCACTGGTTCAGGACTGAATGTCGGTGGTCGCACTCACTTTGATGACGCATTCGCTGCACTGCGATATGCAAACCCGTTCCGTCAGGGCGCACGAAACATCAAAGTACCCGGAAATTCCGCTGTTCAGTTTGTTGCCAAAACTGGTAACGCTGCTAACAGCACAAACCCTTGGGGCTACACAGTTAACCCCAACAGCGGTTCTCCCAACATCAACACAAGCATTTGGCAATTGCCGACTCGCGTGATTTCCGCACAACTGCCTGTTCGTTCCGCTGTGTTGACAGATGTGAATGGTTTGCAGTCTGAGTTGGTTGAAGACCTGATGATGGAATTTGCTCAGTTGGAAGGCGCATCGTGCGGCCTAAACAACGACCAAGCAGGTTCTACAACCACATCAACTGGTGGCACTGATGGACTGCGTGGCCTGAACAGTTACCCGGGCGCTGCTGGCGCTGCGGCTGCATTCGGTTCAAGCGGTACAGCCATCACTAACGGCTTGCACACAATTCGTACTGTTGGCTACAACAACACTGGCGGTCTTGAGGCTGAAGTTTTGTCTGAAATGGCAAATGCGTTGCCAGCACAATACTGGTCTATGCCCGGTACTGCTTGGATGATGCACCCAACTGCGATTCAGACCTTGCGTGACTATGCTC